TGCTGCCTCTATCATTTCTGTTCCCTGTGCCTGTGCAAGGTTGTTTTTGTCATATTTTGTGATAAAGACCCAATAATTTTTCAATTCTGGGTTCAGTTCCTCTTTTGTATAACCAATCTGATTCACCAGTTCCGGAAGTCCTTCCGTTGTGTTATCATCAATTTCTACCGGAATCAAAACATCATCACAGGCTGTCAGAGCATTGATCGTTGATACGTTGATATCCGGTGCATTGTCAATTATGCAGAAATCATACTGATCAGCCACACATGCCAGTGCATTTTTTATCCTATACTGCTGCGGTCGTGTCTGATCGAACATTACTTCCTGGTTAGCCATCAAAAGACGCATATTTGCCGGCAATACATCCATGTTATGGAATTCCGTATGTCTGATCAGTTTTTTCATCCAGTCTTCCGGGTGCCTTGCAGTCATGATCCGATCTATTCCCTCTCCATCCTGTGTTCTGCAGTTCAATCCTCTTGATGCATCTCCCTGCTTATCGTTATCCACAATAAGCACTTTATTCCCCTGGCTTGCCAGAATATAGGCAACACTATTGGTGGTAACGGTCTTGGCCACGCCACCCTTTAAATTAATCACTGCAATTGTTCTCATACTCTTCCTCTTTTCTTTTTATTTTTTCTTATGTGCCCTATTTCTCAATTTTCTGTCTGCTCTTTCCATCCAATCAGGCTTCCCATCTTCCGGTTCATTATCAAAATAGATTTCTCCATCATCATCTCTGTAATAGTGAAAATGTATTCCTGATTTTGTTATTGTTCCAAGATATGTCATTGCCCTTGGATCCTGTTCTGTGCGCAAACTCCATCCTTTTCCCCACAATTCTTTAGTTTCCACGTTTTATCATCTCCTCCTGGAGCCATTGCGAATATGAATGTACTCCGGCCAACGAAGAAACTTTCAGTTTCAACCGGTTGATTACTTCATAGACCTTTTTCCATTCATCTGCATTTTTGATATCTTTTCCCTTTGTATCTTTAAAGGCATCTGCTGCCAGATCTGAGATTCTCAATACTCTGGATGTCACGAAGGTATCTCTGGTATATATGCAAATCTCACATGTAGAACGAAATCTCGAAAGGGCTTCTATAAGTGCCTGTAAGTTACACTGATGATATGTACTACTACTATTTCCGAACCCTTCTCTGGTCTCAGTCCTGCCAGCGTACACGGCTTCTATTACATATCCGTATCTGCGCTGAACTCTCGCCTGGCACTGTTTATCTGTTTCCAGATAAATATTGACTTTCACAGCTTGATTCCCCCTTTCTTTAAATTCGTCTGTTCAATCTGATCAATGTGTAATGGCGGTAATTGTACCCAGTTACCGGATTTTTCCCCTCAAAGAGCTCTGCTATGTAGTAGCCTTTCTTAGGCTTCACTTTCTTAGGCCAACGTTTCAGCTCCTCTGGCTTTGGCTCTGGAAGCGGCATGTTCCTGGAATGGCTGTAGTTTGCTTCACTAAGTCTGGGCTTTGCCAGGGTTCCGTCTTTTTTCTTTTCCCTGGTTTTCTCATCCTTTGTGATGTAATCAGCCAGCTTCTGGAAATCCTCTTCCGGGCACTTACTCTTCCTGATCTGAGTTACATATACTCCACCATAGGGCCAAGCCCTTTCAACAAGACTTGCCGTATTTCCAATATCGTTGATAATACAATGTATATGCCAGGCTCCCTTCGTCCCCCGCTCAATGTTCCGGATCCAGAAGAGCACCCTGCCTTTTTTCCTGTAAATCTTTCTTAGCTTGTCCATCATTTTCAAAAACTGCTTCTTGGCAGTGTCCATATCTGGAGGTCTGTTCTCTGGCTTGTATGTAAATGTCACCCACAGATCACCTGGTGAAAAATATTCCATCAGTCTGAGTCTTGCCCTCTTGGATTTATTCCAGGCGTTTACTCTCTGAACATCTTCAGGAGTGAGCTTTCTCTTAGGCAGTCTCTCCTTCCCCTTAGCTCCATACTTGCCATCATGATTCTCTTCCACATACAGGATATCCTTCTTCTGCAGATACCAGATTTTACGCTTTGTTTTCATACCAAAAGGCTCCTAAGTTTAATATCTTAATCGAGTACTAAACAGGGGAATTTCACCCCTGATTTTTCTTACATTCTTGACTTTTTAGTGGCCCAATGATATTATGTAATTGGTTGATTACATATGGACCTGAGTCGATGCACCCCTTGCATCGGCTCTTTTCTTTAGTTTACATAACTTTCTTTTTTCTGATCTGTTCCAGCTCTTTTTCAACATCTTTTCCGCTGTATTCTGTCAGAAGCTTTCCAGAGATGTTATAAGTCCACTTGGTGGACATCTTAATCGCTATTCCAATCGGCAGTTTTCCCTGCTGCATCGCAACACGTACAAACTGCGGGGACGTGTTGAGAATTGCAGCAGCTTCAGTTGTCAATATTTTTCCTGTGTTCATTTTTCGCATCCTGCTTTCTTATTATTCCATTGATAAATCCGTAATCGGTACATTTGAAATAACCTCTGATTGATCCTGCTGCCCCCATGTGATTTCGATTGTCATATGAGGGCTCTTTCTGGTGTTTTTCACCTGTCTCTCCATTTTTCTAATGAGTTTGCTCAAGAAGCCATCCTGCAGTGCTATCTCATGAGGTATTTTGCATACGATTTTTATATGTTCCATCTTTACACCATCCTTTTCTTCCCATCACTTTTAACCAGCAGCTTTCGCTATAGCCAAAACTAATGCGATTATTGAAATTACTAATGAAATTGTTTGTAGCTTCATTCTCTCACCTCGTTTTCTGTCGATATATCTCTACTTTTTTCCTTTCTATGGTAATTTATTTCATACTGTGTTAAGATTTCCCTACCCTAAATAGAAAGGAGGAATCACTATGGATGATTTAACCAGGGAACAGCAGAAACTTCTTACCTCTATGTACAAAGAAGTTTTAAGCCGTCAGCCCGCTGTATCCTTTGACGAAGCAAATTACTTTGCTAATTCAGATGTAGTTATGGATCATTTCTGTCCCGACTCTGATTCTGATCATGTATCTTCTCTTTGCTGGTCACTTGCTTCTGCCGGATACATCACTTGCGAACCTGGCGAAGATCTTGCCAATGAGATCAAGCTCACCGATAAGACAATCATTTACATGGAAAACAAATTTAAAAATGGTCTTAAGAGTGTCCTTGAGTTCCTGGCACAGTTCAAATGAGTTTTTGGCCAGCCGCCTTATTCCGGCTGGCCATTCTCATAATATGCTGCATGTACATGCTCCGATGTTTTGTGAAAATTTAAAGCATGTGCCACATCTTTTGTATAAGTACATGGTGGACAATCACCTTTCTCTTTGGATTTTTGTAACATGTATTTTTCTTGCAGGTTGGAACATTTCCATCACAAAGATATAAAACCCTTTTCTGCTCTTCTCCCAACAAGTACTCCATGTTCGTTTTGAACATTTGAGACATCTTTTTCAACTTTTGGCTTGGAATATCTTTCTTTTCATTAATCCAGTTGTAATATGTTTTGTGAGATACTCCTAATTGCGAAGCAATCTGCTCCTGCGTCAGCCCTTTTCGAACTCTTTCTGTTTCAATATTAGTTAACATTTTATTTTTCCTCGCTTTCTTTTATTGACTTTTCTTATCCGCTCTCCTATTCTTGAGTTACAGGACACTGCCATGTCTGAGTATGTAGAAAGGAAAGCAAATGCCAATGAATAAACTTACATTTTGTCCACTCATTAATAATGAGTGCCGTCCTGACTGTATTTTTCATGTTCCGCATAATATAGCTTTGAATAATGGAAATACAGCTCAATGTGAATTAGCCGCTTTTGTCTGTTGCGCTGATGAAACTGCAATTCAGGCTGTTTCTGAAGCTATAAAAAATCTTCGTAGCTAATTTTGACTAATTCACCAACTTTTGTGTCCTGTGCGATTTTCCTTTTTACATAATCTAAAATCGCATAGGATTGCTCTACAGATATTTCTTTTTTATGGAACATCTCAATTATTGCTTCACATATTTCATAGTTCTGTTTTTCTGCAAGCATAAATCCTATCTCTCTCCCCTCGCTTCCCTGTTACTTTTCCAATTACATTGACTTTTTATTTCTTTTCGGTGATTATCCAAATACTATGTTAATCATTAACGCTGCCACGCTCACTACAGCTGCTGCCAATGAAATAATTATTGATTGGCGGCAATTGCTTCTTATTTTGTCCATTTCATGGTCTTTCTTTTTGATTTTTCCACCAATGCAATCACGCCGATTTTCATTTTCATCGAAATGCACTCTTTCCATCTTCTCACCTCGCTTTCTGCTACTTCTCCAATTACATTGACTTTTTATTTCTTTTCTCCTATTCTTTAGGTACAGGGCACTGCCATGCCTGAGTATTATGAAAGGAGTTCTTTATATGACAATTCACGAAGTCATTGATCTGTTCAGTCACGAAATGATCAACGAAATCTATCACTCCTCTGCTGACGAACTTTCCAAGGATGAATTTGTCAATGCAGTACATGAAGTTGCTTCTACTGTCCTGAAAACTTATGAAGCGCAAACCAAGAGATAAGCAGCATGGCAGTTATTCTTATTGCAGTAAGGGTAACTGCCATTTTGGTTATTGCTTCTTTTTCTTCTCTGACAAGCTTTTGCGTCTGCTTCCAGATTCTGTCATCGTGATATCTTACAAATCCTTCAAGCGCAAATCTCCTGTCTCGGTCACTTTCCATCTTTTCACCTCGCTTCTGTTATCCTGCTTTCTGGGTTTCTACTTCCATTGCATCTCTGGCTCTCAGGAGTTCTGAGTTATTCTCCATCAACTTGAGGCTTACAATATCCATCTGTTTCAGATTCTGTACGATTACTGTGATACGCTCTTTCTTTTCTTTGGTCATATTTTTCGCCTACCTTTCTGTCAAACTTGACTTTCTTTTTATTCTCTCCTATCCTTTAGATACAGGGCACTGCCATGCCCGAGTATTATGAAAGGAGCAAACTACCATGGATAAAAAACAAGCGATTAAATCTATAGAACACTTTACTGAAGCTTCTCTTTCTGCCGTCTATGATGGCAACGCACCTGCTACCAAGTCTGATCTTCAAAAGCTCAGATCCGACATTGCACAACTAGCCAAAGAACTCTTGGATGCTTTTTCCAAGTAGTGTCTTCCCCCTGTTCTTTGGAGCAGGGGTAATTTCTATCATGCCAAGTGCTTCCAGACTTTTATAGCTGGCTACAATTTGCATCTGAGCTACTCGCATATTTCCCAAGATCTTATCCATTTCAAATCCATCTACCTCAAATTTCTTTTCAATACTCCCATCTGCTGAATATTTGAATTTAATTTCTGTCAGAGTACTAAGTTGTCCTGCAAGATCTATTATTTTATTTTTCTTTTCTTCAATGCTCTCTAATGTTTTCTCTATTTCTCTGACATCTTTGATTTCTCCTGAATTGATTCTAAATCCAAATAATTTCATCTCTTTCTCACCTCACTTTCTGTTACCTTTGTTATCATTATAGTTACCTTTGCTCCTTTTGTCAACCATTTTTTGTTACCTCTGTTTACTTTTTGTATTGACAATCTATATTATCGGTGCTATTCTGTGATTATAAAAAGAAATGGAGGTGAAAACGTGACACAAGGTGAACGAGTCAATGAGGTTCGTAAAAAATCCCAATTGACCATGGATCAGTTCGGAGAACGTTTAGGCGTTACTAAAACTGCTATTTCTTATGTGGTAAATGGCAAAAGGAACTTAACCGAACAGATGCTGAAATCTATTTGCCGTGAATTTAGTGTAGATGAGGAATGGCTGCGAACCGGAGACGGTGATATGCCCCAGAAGCTTTCTGAAGAAGAAGAGGTTTCTGCTCTGGTCAGCGATCTGCTGGAAGACGGGCGAGATAATCCATTTTTCGGAATTATCCTTGAGATTGTTCAGACATATAATGAGCTTTCTCCGGCCAGCCAGAAAGTACTCCAGGAAGCCAGTAAGAAGTTAGTGGAAAATTTAAGCAAAAAGAAAGAGGGCTAACGCCCCCTCTTCTCTCCGAGATGTTTACGGTCTAAGTGTTTTCGGATGATCACACACAATTGTTTTAAAAATATTTCATCTGATTCATCCAGCTTGGCCAGCATTTCATTGATATACTGCTTTGTTTCTTCCACTTTCCTCATATGTATAACCCCTCCGTTCTTGTTTATTCGAACGTTTGTTTGTTTTTTAAATATACACCATTTATATTTGAAGTGCAATATATTTTACAAACATTTGTTCGTCAAGCATTATCTTTTATACTTATTATACGATAAATAGAGGGATTAATTTTACTTGGCAACAAAATCGTCCAGTCTACTGGACACTTATTTGTACGGTGAATCAAACAGATCTACCATCCCGACTTTCAGAGCCTTGGCAATCCTTTCTAAGTTGTCCAGGGTTGGTGAATACTTCTCGATCATAATATTGTTGATCGTGGATTTCGGGATTCCGGTCATGTTCGACAGCTGCCGTACAGATACATTTTTCTCATACATAATTTGAGTTAATAATATCTTCATAAGATTATTATTTACACAAAAATTATGTTTGATACTATTACTATCTTGGTAATATACGGAAGGGGGATTTTATGAAAAAGAAATTAATACTATCTTGCATTGTCGGTTTTCTTCTATGCTTATTGTCAGTAATTCCAATTCATGCTTCAGAATGTTCGCATGTCTGGGAAACAGTTTATAGAATTGAGCCTGATTGTCTTTCCAAAGGATCAGAAATGAAAATTTGCCAAAAATGTCGCAAAATTGAAACCATTAGTCTCCCAGTTTCTGATCATCCTTGGGGAGAATGGCAAATTACAACTGCTCCAAACTGTACATATACTGGAATTAAGACCCGCACTTGTACTTTTTGTTACAAAACTCAACAAGAAGATGTTCCAACCAACGGAATTCATTCCTGGTCTGATTGGAAAACTGCTACTAATATATGTACAGAAGAAAAAAAAGCCTATAGATCCTGTTCATATTGTCATACTCAAGAAACTACCATCATCCCAGCTTCTAATCATGTATGGGGAGAATGGTACATTGATAAAAAGCCGACTATATTTAAAACTGGTGTGCGTATGCGTTATTGCATAAATTGTCTCACTGAAGA